CACACCAGGGGCGACCGCGTACTCGTACAAAGTCACGGCGCTCGGCGTGCGCGGCGAGACGGAGGCGTCGCTCGCAGGATCCACTGCCTCTGGCGCGGCGACGCTCAACGGCACGGACTTCAACCGCATCACGTGGGCCGCTGTCACCGGCGCGCTCGGCTATAAAATCTATAAGACCGTGCCGTCCGCCTCGAAAGGCTTCCTGCGGAAAGTCGCCGCAGGCACGTTGCAATACGACGACACGGGGCAAGACGTGCCGGACACGACCGATGCGCCGACTGAGAACCGCACCGGCGTGCCGAACGATCTCCGGCAAGCCGCCGTGGAACTTGTCTGGACGGCGCGCGACAAGGGCGACCAGGCGCTGTTCGGCGTCCGCTCGAAGTCGATCGCCGACGGCAACATCGCCTATCTCAACAACGACTGGCCGGCAGGGATCAAGCAGATTCTGGATTTCTATTCCTTGCGGAGACACTAACGATGGCCGTCGCGCGCTTCGGCATGACGCTCGAAGGTATCTCGGAGGACGATCTCCGTGTCGCCGCCGAGCAACTGCGTCCGGCGCTCGCGCAAGCGATGAAGTCTCCCATGAAGGAATTGAAAAAGAAGCTCGTGTCCGGCGTCTCCGGCTCGCCGATCGGCGTGCGAACCGGCAAGACGCGCGCTGCCGTGCGTCGCGCGAAGATCAAGACGTTTATGAAAGGCGATCAAGTAGTGGGGCAACTCTCCCATCGCGGCTTCCTGATGAATATCCTCGAAGGCGGTGCGACGATCCCAGCGCGGACGATCCGTCCAAAGCCTCCGAACCAGGCGCTGCGGTTTGCCGGCGGCGGATCGAAGTCGATCGCCGACGGCAACATCGCCTATCTCAACAACGACCGGCCGGCAGGGATCAAGTTCGCGACCGAAGTCCACCTGCCGGTGCGCCACATTAAGGCGCGTCCCGTGTCACGTCCGGCGATCTCGGCGATCGAGCCGATGCTCCGGCTCAAGCTCGCCGCAACCGTCGAGCGCGTGATCGCGCAAGGACGCGCCGCGAAGACCGGAGGAGACGACGATGCCTCCGAGTGATCCGAAGCGGCAAGCGATCATCGACGCGATCGTCGCGCGGCTCGCGGCAATCACGGCAGGGGCGACGTACTTCTTCACGCCGGAGGTCGGCGTCGATTATCGGCACCACTCGGAGATCACCAAGTTCCCATACTACGGCGTGATCGAGGGCGACGAGATGAACGACTTCCTCGCCATGACGCCGCAAATTAAGACGACGCTGAGCGTGTCAATCGTTGGCTGGGTGAGCGACGCCGAGGATCGGCGCAAGGCGTTGAACCGCGCCGTGGCGGACGTGCAACGCGCGATCGTTTCAGACGATACCTGGGGTGGGATCGCGTTCGAGACGCGACCGCTCTCTGTGATCACGGACGAGGCGACGCTGTTCGCGAAACCTTTCGCATATTTCGAGATCAATATCCAAGTGGTCTGGCACCACGATCACCAGACGATCTAAGAGGAGGGCGACGCGATGAAAGTCAGAATGCAGGAGACGGCGCGCGGATCGGTCAACGGCGGAAAGACCGAGCAGGACTTCGCCGCCGGCGGCATCTATGATCTGCCGGAGACGCTCGCAGAGCGGTTTGTCGCCGACGACGTCGCGATCTCGATCGAGGACGCGCCGGCGTTGCCGCCGAAGAAGTCGTCGAAGAAAGACAAGGAGGAATAAGATGCCGACATTCGTCCACGGAAAAAGCGCGAAGGTTCTCCTGAACGGCTACGACGTCGGGCAATACTTCAAGAACGCATCGCTGGCCGGCTCGGTGGAAACGGCGGAGGTCTCGGCGTTCAGCGCGAACGCGAAGTCGTTCATCATCGGCTTGCAAGACGGCACGGCCTCGCTGGAGGGCATGTATGAGGGCACGGCGAGCGGGATCGACGCGATCCTCGCCGCTGCGAAGGCAGCTGCCGTGAAGTCGATCCTCACGCTGCTCGTCGGCGGCGACGCTGTCGGACAAGCCGGCTATGGTTTGCAGGGCGATCTCACGAAATACGAGATCAGCAATCCGTTGGACGACGTCGTCGGCGTCTCGGCGGAGTTGCAATCGAGCGTCGGCATGGAGCGGATCATCTCGCATCATGCGCTGGGCGCTGAGACGGTCAATGCCAACGGTACGGCTGTCAATAACGGCGCGGCGTCGGCGAACGGCGGCGTCGGGTACTTGGAGGTCACGGCGTTCTCCGGATGGACGGACGCCACTGTGAAGATTCAGGACTCTGCCGACGGATCGAGCGGCTGGGCGGACATCCTGACGTTCTCGCTCGTGACGCCGGCGGGATCGCCGACGTCGCAGCGCGTGGCGATTGCCGGAACCGTGCGGCAATATACGCGCTACACGGTCACGTTCACGGGCGGAGGGCCAGGGACAATGACGTTCCAGGTCTGCTTCGGGCGGAAGTAACAACGGCAACGGATAGGAGAAGGGAGGAGGAGCAAAATGAAAAAGTGGCTGAAGAATAGGTGGTTGATCGCGGCGATGGTGTTGCTCGCGTACTCGGCGATCGCGACGGTCGCGGAGTGGCAGCTCTTGCCGGTGTTCGCGATGCCGACGTTCGAGCACGGGAAAAATACCGTGTTCAAGATCACGGACGCGGGAGCCGCGCTTCGCGACATCTCGAACGTCTTGACGAACGTCGGATTCCCCGCGTCGATTGAAACGGCGGAGACGAGCGCGTTCGGCTCGACGAGCAAATCGTACATCGTGGGCCTCGTCGATCATACGATCTCGATCGAGGGCGGCTATGACGCCACCGTCGACGGGTATCTGGCCGGCCTCGTGGGATTCGCGACGGCGCGCGTCTTCGAGTTCGGGCCGCAAGGCGGAACCGCAGGAAAAGTGAAGTATACAGGCTCCTGCTTCCTCACGAAGTACGAGATCTCAAATCCGCTCGACGACAAGGCGACGTTCTCGGCGGAGTTCCAAGTCACGGGAGACGTGACGAAGACGACGTTCTAAGGAACGGATGCCCGTCAGCCTGTAAACGGTCATGAGGGCCGGCCTCGCGTGCGCTGAGCGCGCGAGACAGTCGACGGGCGCTCAGCAGTCAACCTTCACTCAGCAAGGGGAGACTCCGATGGAACCAGAAACGAGCGAGCAGGTCTTCAAATCAGCAGAAGAGATTCTCACGGTCAAGGACATCCGCGAGGTGGTCGTCTACGTGCCAGAATGGGAGACGCACGTACGCCTCCGGACGTTGTCGAAAGGACGACAGCAAGCGTGCCGGCGCGAGTCAGTGGTCATCACGGACGGCAGACCGCAACTCGACACCGACAAGTTCGAGATGGCCATGCTCAAGCAAGCGATCGCCGAGCCGGTCTTCTCGCCGGAGCAATTCGAGAAACTCCTCGACAAGTCGGAGGCGGCGATCAGGAGGCTCCTCGACGCATACGCGGAGATGAGCGGGACGTCCGCGTCCGAGGCGAAGGCGATCAAGAAAAGTTTTACCTAAACCCAGACCGTTTCTTTCAGTATCGTCTGGCTCGCGATCTGGGTATCTGGGACGTGGACGCACTGATGGAAAGCCTCTCGATCCGGCAATATATGACCTGGGTGGCCTTCTATGAGGCAGAGGCATACTTCAACCGAGAAGCGATGAAGAAGGGCGCGAAGAAACGCTAACCCATGGCTGACAAGAGCGTCAAAATCACAGTCACGGCCGATCCGTCAGGGGCTGTTTCCGGCCTCAAGCAGACGGAGCAATCGGTCAAGTCCCTCGGCGTCCAAGTCTTCGCGACTGGGCAAGCGCTCGAACGCCTCGGCGAAAAGGCGCTCGAAGCCTTCGTCGACGCTGCGAAGGCGGCAGGAGAACTCGTCCCTGAAATCGCGAAGCAAGCGGAGCGGACGCTCCAGCTCTCCGAAATCACAGGCATGTCGACGGACAAGCTCCAGAAATGGGACGCCGTCTTCCGTGCCGCCGGCGGGACGATCGAAGACGTCGTGGCTGGCACGCGGTCGCTTTCGAAGGAGATCATCGCGGCGGCGAAAGGCTCGGAGGATTCGCGCGCGTCGTTCGAGAAACTCGGCGTGGACATGCGGCAACTCGGCAAGAACGCCGACAAGGACTTCGACGCAATCGTCGCCGGCCTCGCGAAAATGCCGCCTGGGTTCGAGCGCACCAAGCTCGCGACCGATCTCCTCGGCAAAGGCATGGCGAACCTCCTGCCGGTCTTCTCGCAAGGTCTCGACGAGTTCAAGAAGGTGGGCGACGAGGCCGAGCGCTTCGGCGCGATCCTGCGGCACGATCAACTGGCGGCGCTCCAGAAAACCGACAACGCTTTCGACTCGCTCTCACTCGCGATCGAAGGGACGAAGAAGCAACTGGCCGTGTTGCTTGCGCCGGCGCTCCAGACGATCATCGAGAAGATGACCGTCCTCGTCGAGAAGACGAACGAGTGGCTCGCCTCCTTGTCTGGGCCGAAACCTGGAGACGTTGCCTTGAAGATCGGCAAGGCCTGGGCCGCTGCCACCGGTGACGTCTCGTACTACAACGACGCCGTGAAGGAAGCCGCGCGACTCAACAAGGGAGAGAAGGGCGGCGCGTCTCCGACGCCGAAGGGATTGAACTTCGGGAACGAAGAGTTCGGTAGTAACATGCTGCGCGAGGCAATGCAAGACTCGAACAAGCTCGTGCAATCCACGGAGCAGTTCAACGCCGAGATGGAGCGCCGCCGGCAACTCGCCGCGCCGACGTTCGCGACCGAGTCAGAGTTGCTCCAGCGGAGCGCTGCGAACTCGCACGCCGACGCCATGCAACGGCTCGAAGACAACAAGCGGATCGCTGACTCCGATGCGGCGCTCGCTGCGGCGCGGTACGAGACAGACCAGAGCGTGTTCAAGAGCACGACGGAAGTCCGCAACGCGCGCATGGCTCAGATTGAAGCCGATGCCGCGCTCCAGGTCGCGCTCTCGAACCAGACGACTTCGGAGATCATGGCGATCGAGACGAACGCGAACGCGCAACGGATGCTCGTTGCGAGAGAGTATCCGACATTCTGGGAGACGTCGATGGCACAGATGCAGAACGCGGCGACGCAAGCCTTCGCGAATATCCAGTCGGCGTTTGCGTCGTCTGTCGCACAGATGATCGTCCATGGCGGGAACTTTAAGGCGTTCATGGATCAAATTGCTGTGATGCTCTTGCAGAATTTTATCCTTTTAGGCCAACAGATGCTGGTGAGATTTATTGCCGATAAGCTCGCGGAGGCCGGTATCATGAAAGCTGCGGAAGGCGAGAAGCTGGCGCTTTGGAAAACGACGGAGGCCGCGCGTGTTCTCATCACAGCAGGAGCGAACAAAGCAATCGCTCTTAGTAACGCCGCAACGATGACGATGTTCGCAAAATCTGTTGCGACCGTCATGGACATTATGATCGAGATGGTAGCGTCGATACTCGACGTGATGGCTGCTGCGGCAGCGATCTCGATCGTCGGCAAGCCGCTCGTGCCTGGACTCCAAGCCGCAGCGCAGACGGTTCGGTTGGGTGGGCACGCAATAACGCTGAACGCGCGCTCGGCGATGGCGGGAGCGCTTGCTGGTATGGCGATTCCTGCTGCTGCCGCCGGCGGGATCGTCGATGGGCCGACGCTCCTCGTCGCCGGAGAAGCAGGGCCGGAGGCGATCGTGCCGCTGGATCGCATGGGAGACTTTGGAGGCGAGCAACATATAGCCGTATATCTGGACGGGCAAGTCCTCACGGAAGCAGTCTTTCGATCGAGGCCGCGCGTCGCGGCGCTCCACGGATTTTAACGATGGCGTTCGGAGGCGTTGCATACGGATCGTGGCCGCTCGGCGGCAAAGGCGGAGGGCCGACGCCTGGGACGTTCCGGCTCTTCATTGCCGGCACGGACGTCACGTCGCTCCTCTCGTATCAAGGCCATTCCGTGGAGCAAGTGCTGAATGCGCGCGGCACGGCAAAAGCGACGCTCCGGTTCGTCGGCTCCTCGTTCGTCCCTGCCGCCGGCAATCGCTTCACGATGAAGATCGACACGACGATCGTCTTCGATGGCTATATCCATTCAGTCGTCAGGAGCCACCTCGTCGAGAGCAATACGGCGAGCTTCCTCTACCAGATCAAGGCCGTGGATTGGAACGCTTTCTGCGATCGACGGATCGTCAATCAGGTCTATACCAATATGACCTGCGGCGCGATCGTCCTCGATATTCTCTCGACCGTCCTCGCGGCGGAGGGCGTGGTGCAAGGGACGATCCTCGACGGGCCGACGGTGACGAAGGTCGTCTTCCCGCGCATGAAGGCATCGGATTGCTTCCGTGATCTCTCGAAGAAGTCGGGCTATGTCTGGCGAATCGACGAATACAAGCAACTCCATTTCTTTCGCTCGGCGACGTTCCCTGCGCCGTTCGCGATCGACTCGTCGAACGCGCTCTTCTATGACTTGACGATCGACAAGTCGCTCGACAACTATGCGAACAAAATCTATGTGCAAGCCGGACGCGGCGTGACGGCAACGCAGACGGAGCGGCTCGTCGGCGACGGCAAGACGCAGAGCTGGCCCGTTGCCTATCCCGTGAACGAAGCCCCGACTGGCGTGATCGAGACGAACGGCATCCCGACGTCCGTCGTGACGTTCGGCGTGCGGCAGAAAGAAGCGAACAAGCAATTCTACTGGCAACGGGACGACAACACGATCAACTCCGACACGGCGCTGATCCTCGCCGCCGGCGAAGTCCTTGTCGTCTCGTATAAGGGACTCTATCCGTTGACGCTCTTGCTCCAGAGCGAGGGCGCGATCGCGGAACGCGCGGCGGCGCAAGGCGGCTCAGGGCTCTATGAACTCAGCGAGGTCAAGGACAACATCGACGGCGAGGACGCGGTCGTCGAGTTCGGGCTCGCCGATCTCCGGAAGTACGGCGTCCTGCCGGAGCGCGTAAAATTCACCACGCACGAGGAGCGGCTCTATCCAGGGCATTCGGTCTCGGTCTCCGTGCCGACGCTCGGTCTCTCTGGGACATATATCGTCTCGCGCGTGAAGTTCACGCAATACGAGAAGGGCGTCCGCGAGTATTCCGTCGAGTGCGCGCTCTCTGAAAAGTACGACGAGCTGGCCGAGTACCTCGCCGCAGACGAAGCCGCCGGCAAGCCGCTGGTGATCCGCGAGAACGAGGTGATCTCCGATCCCGTCGGCGACGACGAGCCCGTGCTGGTCACGGACGGCGGGAGCACGGCCGATCTCGTCACGGAGAACGGGTTCCTGAAATGGGACGGCTCGAAGCGTTGGAACTCATCGCAATGGGCAGGGCCATGATGCGCGACAACTGCGTCAAGAACAGCGCCGGCGTCTTCGTGCGCGGCGATTGGACGATCGAGGAGCACGATCGTGACGGGAACTTGCTCTCGCGCGAGGAGAGGAAGAATCTCGTCACGGCGTCCGGACGCGGTCTCTTGTGGGATATTGTCCTCGGCGTCACGCCGACGCTCGCGGCGGTCGCGATCGGGACGGGATCGGCGGCTCCGGCGGACGGCGACACGACGCTCGGCACGGAGGTCTCGCGGTGGCAACTCACGAGCATGAGCCGGAGCGGATCGGTCATGACGGTGCGCTTGTTTCTGGGGACGACGCAGGGGAACGGCTTCACGTATACCGAGGCCGGCATCTTCAACCTCTACCCAAGCGGCGGCACGATGTTCAATCGCATCACGCATAGCGCGAAAGTGAAGGACGCGAACAAGACGCTGACGTATCTCATCACGCTCTCGCTGAGTTCAAGCTAAGAGGAGAGGACTCGATGGCAGACTACGACATCACGAACGAACTCGTCACGCCGTCGGCGAACGACATCAACGGCGGCGTGGCCGGCGACGGCGTCAACGCCTTCGAGAAGTTTGTCGCGCCGTGGCGCGCCGGCATGGAGCGGTCGCACGTTGTCTCTGGGTTCGTGATCCCTGCGAGCAGCGGGAACCTGAATATCTCGATCCCGCTCGGCGTCGCGATCATCAGCGGCTATCGCGTCAACGTGCCGGGATCAACGACGCTCACGTTCACGGACGCGCAGACGAACTACGTCTTCCTCAAGCTCACGCGCGACGGCTCGAACAACGTCAACGCGGCAAAGTTCGAGGTGAATATCACAGGCACCGCGCCGGCGGATAGCGTGATGATCGGGATCGGGATCGCGGCAGGATCGGCGATCACGAACGCCTGGGAAGCGCGGCAACTGCTCCCGCTCGGCTTGCCTGGACTGCAGCCGCCGAGCAGCGTCGGCTCCGGATCGTCGCGATCGCACGAAGGCGACGGGATCATCACGTCTAATGGAAACTACTCCGGAGTTCACTACTATCGGTCGTTCTGGTTGAAGTCCGGCATCACGATGACGATCACGTCGGGAGAACATTCTCTCGTCATTATTTCAGAGACCGCGATCACGATCGAAGGGACGATCATGGGGAGCGGAGCAGGAGGAGCCGGCGGCTACGGCGGCGGCGGCGGCGGGTCTGTTCCAGGAGGGTGTCCGCAAATTCCTGGAGGGCCAGGAAGTCCTGGAGAGCCGTGCACGGATCAGCCTGGAGGCAACGGCGGCGGCGGAAGCGGAGGGTTGTCGTGGGTGCAAATTCACGGCGCAGTGGTTCATAATTCAGGATCGCAGCACACGGCTTCAAAACTTGCGCGCATGGCACAAGAACCTGATCGTGCTGTTGGCGGTTCCGGCGGCGGCGGCGGACAAGGAGGAACCGGAGGCTCTGGGTGCCCTGGGCAGCCAGGAGGATCAGGAGGCCC